TGAGATACAGTGTTGGGCAGCCTATGGGGATACTATCCTCTTGGGCCGTCTTTGCACTAACTCACCATGCTTTCATCGAATTCTGTGCATTCAGAGTTGGGATAAAACCCTTCCGAGAGTACGCAGTTTTAGGTGATGATGTAGTGATATGAAATGATGCTGTCCAAGACGAATACAAGACACTCCTCGGAGAGATTGGAATTCCAATCAATCTTGAGAAGTCTGTTTTAAGTAAAGACTTTACGTCAGTGAACGGAAGCGTTGCAAAACAAAATCCTATTTCTAGGATAGAGTTTGCTAAGCGACTTTTCCTCAACGGTAAAGAAATTACCCCTATGGCTCCAGATCTACTTTTATTGGCTGATCAGTCCCTTTACGGGATGATCAACCTCTTAAGAGAAATGGAGTTCAAGGGTTGAACTTGGGTAGGACCTGAAATTCAGGTTCCGGAATGATACTCTGATAAGGGTAAAGTCCTTCTAGCTTCAATCTGAGACTATTACAGAAACATTGATACTCCCCCCTTCCGGGGTAAGAGGATTCTTGAATCTTCAAGTCCAACTGTTCTAAGAGAACGGCTATTGCCATTCATGAACAGAATACGACGAGATGGTCTCCAAAAGAAGTTAGACTACGCAATGAAAATTCTCGGTTTTCAATCGGGAATATCAAAATTCTTTGCGCAGAGGGGCTTTCCACTTTCAGATGTGGAAGTTTCGATCATTGACGGAATGACACCTAGACATCCATTAGTTTTCGTGTTGAACAAAACCGGAGAGGACTTATTTATGTGCCTTTCTTTGTTTGATACTGACGATGTGGATGCCTCCCTGCAGCCTGTTGAATACCTACCTCTACCTTTTCAGTCTAACTGACTTTCTGCGCATGCGCTTCAAGTCAAAGTTAAATCTAAAATGGTAATAGAGGCCAGCATAGCTTGTAAGAAAGAAGATGAACTGGTTTGTCCAACTCAATCAGATTAAGCATCTTAGCATATTTAATTGTATCCATAGCCGCGTGGG